TGCATAATATTAATATTATTTATAAATATATCAGAACTCCTTAAATATATAGGATTTGTGTTTATTCTTTTATATTTCTTTCATCCATAAAGGATTTTTCTTCTCCTTCTCTTAAAATTTGTTTTTCATCTTCCACCGTATTCAACATATCAGTCAATCCTCTTAGAGATTCCAATGATAAAGGAGACTTGTTTTTATACTTGTGTGTTACTGATAAATCACTACGTCTGTTATTCTCTAGTGTTCCAAGTGGATCTTCACCAAACCTATATTTACTTGCATCTTTTCTACCAGTTTGATCCCGTTCGGCTAACTTTGGAGCTGCTGGCTTAGATTCGCCACCAGTTGGTTTAGAAGTGTCATCTGCACCGGCGTCTCCTCCTTTTTCACCCTCACCAGCTGGAGGTTCAGATCCACTTGGTTCTACACCTCCCATATCAGCACCAGCTCCGCCCATATCACCTTCGCCACCACCTCCACCGCCGTCTTCTTTCTTTTCCGACGATTTCAAGAAATTGATAGCTGGATCGTTACCTTCTTCCTCAATTTGTTTAAATCTATAAGTGCCCTTAGCATCATCAATTAACTGTTTCTGTAATTCGATCATATCTTGATCGCTCAAACCAAACACATTTTCATAAATCCATTTTTTGCTAAAGAATTTATTTTCTTGCATGTCTTTGGACACTTCAACTTTACTCTTCCAAACATCTATCTTTTCTTTTTCAAAAATGGTAGATGGATTTGTTAACTCTAAAGTGAAATCGACCAAAGATTCATCACGATATCCTTGACTATATAAATGAATTACTGCAATCTTATTTAATTCACTTACAATAATTCTTTGTATACGTTGAATTGTTCTAGCAAAACGAATATCTTCGGCAGCTAATGTAGCTTTACCACTTAAACTTTCGTCATATCCCAAGAATGCTTTTGGAATCTTAAGGGCTGCCATCATCTTGTTACGAAGATATTCGATATCGTCTGTTCCGGTCCATTCCAATCCAGGCAAATTATCAATACTGGTGCCACTATCACTACCACGAACTGGTAGGAAAAAGTCTTCAACCATGTTTTGTAAATTGAAACGTAAGTTATAATCACCCGTTTGTTGATCTACATATGGAACCTTTTTCATTTGAGTCATAATACGTTCCATGTGGTTATCCACTTCATTAGGTGGAATGTTACCAATATCAACCTTGAAAATACGTTTTTCAGGAGCACGCATGATACGATGAATTAACATTGCGTCTTCCATCAAACTCAACTGTTTCCAAACACGACGAGCACCTTCCAACATACTCTTACCATATGGTAAGAAATTACTATCACTCAATAAACGAAAATGTGCTATCTGATAATTTTCCAAATCTTCTATTTTATTACCATATGGAAGATTAACTTGAAACTTTACAAAGTTTTTATTTGTTAATGCTGCATTTTCTACACGGGTAACATAATATGTGCTTAGAGGTTCAACCAAATAAACACCATATTCTGGACTAATATGTAAACGAAGATAAAAATCTCCGTATTTTACCATACAACGTGTCCAACTCCATAAATTGAATTCTATATTTAGAATGTCATAAAATAGATTATGAAGAATATTCTTGATTTCGTCATTTGTAGATTTGATTTGTAGAATTTCTCCCATTTCATCTCTAGTAGTACATTCGTCGGCATATATGTCTAATGCAGATGCCAAGATCGGATCCATATCCATTGTATCATAATCACGAAATAATTCTACACGACTGCTTTGATATGATAGATTAAAATCTCTAGTATATTGGTTATATGAAGTGGTACGTAATCTATTAAAACGATCTCTTAAACTATTACGATCTGTGGCATACTGAATTTCATCGGTATCGACAACCTTTAACTTTTTACCGCCAATGTTTCTAACAATTACGTCGTTTGAAAACAAACGTTTCAAACGTGCAAATAATGAACGGTTTCTTAATTCCTGAAATGATTGATCTGCCATATTATTCTATTATATAAGTATTTACAATAACCAACTTAAACTTTCTTTTTTATCGTTAACGGTAAATTCAAGAGTCTTATGATGATCGGGTACCGAACTAATTTCTTTGGGTAATATTACAGGACTTGCTACTTTAGATATCTTAGAAATCATAGCTTTATTATAAGCTATTTGATCATTTCTAAGTCGAAGTGCAGTTTCACGGACCCATAAACCTATACCAATAGACATTACCAAATCATCGTTGTATCCTCGCATTGCTTCTGCTTTGGGACCATTCCAAATAAATACATTTAACTCTTCGTATAAACGTTTTGATTTGATTATTACTTGTTTTTGTCTAAAAAATAACTCTAAATTGCTTACAATCAAAGGACGATTTTTAGTTGTAGTAGTAAATCCCGCAACTAATTTTTTATCTTGTGCGTGTAATTTATTACTATAAGACTTTTCCACATCTACAATAGTAAGATCACTTGAACTATAGAAAGTATTTTGATAATTTCTATCTATAATTTGTTGAAGTGTACCCCAACCAACGTTATTGTTTTCTACAACTAACAGTGCATTGTTGTATTCGGTAGCTACACTAACTAACAAGTTTCCATAATCCTTTGTAGTTAATTGTCCTTTATATTCAGCTACCTGTTCCATACTATCAACGTCTATAACGTGAAAAGCACTAAAATCTCCACCATCTCCTCTAGCACAATCCGCTGTCACTAAGTAATTTTTACTATAATTTGGATAATCCCATATCCATAAATCTTGATTATTACCCCGTCTTTCTATAGGATCTTTTATGTATGTCTGTTTATAAAACTCTAATACATCAACACTAACTACTTGATTACCTGATGTACTAAAATCACAATCACATTCTTGTGCCGCGCCTTTAACACCTGATAATTCTGTTTGTTTATCTCTCCAAGCTTGATCTCTTTCTGGATGCAAATACCAAGGTAATCTAATAGTCTTAAAGTTATTTTTACCTTCTTCGGCTTCTACCCACGTTTTATGGAAGAAGTTACCCACGCCGTTTGGAGTGCTTAATATAATAGCTCTACCACCGGTAGATAGTGTGTATTGTGAAGATAACCATATTTCCTCAATACCATCAATAAACGCAGCTTCGTCTATGATTAGTAATGACAGTGCGGATGAACGACCGGCAGTACCAGCTGATGATACGGCTTTGATTTGTGAACCGTTTTTGAGACGTAACGATAGACGATTATCTTCTACACACGGTACCTTTAGCCAACTCGGAAGATTATCATTTGCAAATCTAACCTTGGTAACGATTTCCTTTGCGGTTTCCTGTGTGATACTAATACAAAGAATATTCTTATCGTTGTGGAACGTCATTAACCATAAACTATAAGCAGCAGTAAGAGTACTAATACCCATTTGACGGCTTTTAAGAACAATGTTTAACTGATTATCAACAAACTCTTGTAAAGCGTCTTCTTGGAATGGATACAGTTCGAATCCAACTGTACCTCGTATAGGATGCTGAATCTTCACATACTTCTTCATGAAGTATATGGGATCTTCAATACATCTCTTATACTCTTGTTTTATTATCTCTCTCAGATTTTGCTGACTCATACTTTTCTTCGTACTCTTTTATCTTAACATTTAATTCGTCTAGACGTTTATATACAACTTCAAGATCTTTATTCAGATCTTCAAGAATTGTATTGTAGTCAATATTACCATCCCATTTTTCAAATGATCCATCTTCTTCCAAGAATGTAACATCTTTATCTTTATTTTCCTCACAGAATTTTTTACTTTCTTCAAATTTATTCTTATAATCCTGTAATATGCTACGTTCATTTTTTAGATCTTGAAGTTCATTATACACTTCAAACATACCCATTATTTTTAGATCTGTCTGGAAATTGATATAACAGTCATAACACATTCCTGTTTTTGGCCATACACGATCATCTAAATAATTTCCCCAACGAACATCCATATTACATTTCTTGCAACGTTGTTCGTTAATAATCTTTGCTTTTTTAGGAACTCTGCGTTTTACCCCATTTTTCCAAACCCATTTTCTACCTTGTGCGTCTTCCCATTCTTCACCTTCTTTACGTTTGTTGTTGTTTAAGTTGGGATCATAACCAACTTGTACGAATGGACGATTACCCTCTAGGTAATCCTTAACAATGCCTAGATTACTTTTACCTGATGCTCTTTTCATAACAAATATGTATTTATTTTATTTCTTAAACTTACTTTCTAGACCTTTTATAATAAAACTTCCTGTAATTTTGAAAGGACTACTATAAATGCTAGAATCTCTTATAACTATACCTTCATGTTTATCTAAATCTCCGATTTCGCTGGTAGCATTATTTAATATTTCATCTCCCAACTTAATTGTAGCTAAATAAACAATCGTGTCATTTAATATTTTATTAACATCTTGACCAGCAAACTCGGTAGATATATCTTTACTGTTACTGGCTTTAATAAATTGTTCACGGGTAATTAATGGAGTCTGTATTTTTACTCCCTTTAACCAATCTTTGAGTGTCTTAGTAACTGGCGTACTGGTAGGATATAACGTTATAGATTGTGACAAAACGTTTGCTAGTTTTGGTTCTGATTTGAAAGTAGTGTCAACACTACCTAACACCTTAAAACCATACTTCATAGCAACCTTATTTAACTTATTGATGTAAGACTGCATTGCTGTTTTATCGTAAGGAATTTCAGTGGCTACTCTTGATTTGACACTACCGTCTTTACCAAATGTCTTTGGTTTGATTTCCTTCAATCCGTGAATGGCTAAGAAGTTACCTATATTACCGTATCCAACTACATTTGTTGTACCTTCAACATATTCAATGTTAAACAATATATTTGGATTATCCAATAAACCCAATTTTTTTAATTCGGATGTGGTAGATGGAATGGCTTCATCAAAGATGTTAATTACTTTTGTACCTATACCAATAAATCCATGTCCGGGTTCAAATCTACTCGGTAAGTCTTCTGGTCGCATTCCTTTGATATCAAGTGGTTTTGCTGAACCACGATCCATTACAAATTGACCGTTTACCATACGGATGCTGGCATTAACACCGTCGATCTTAACAGAACCACCACCTTGTTTTAATGACTTTACCGATTTAGCAAATACGTCAACTAACTTTGCTCCTGTATTTACAAAATCAAATGGATGTGCCATATGACCCCCGGCACCACCTTCTTGTATTACTTCATTCAAAATATTATTCAGCTTTATCATATGGTTTTAAAAATGTTTTATCAAATACAGGAATTGCTTTTTTGTAGGAACTCTTAGTTTCGTCTAGACTATTATCAGTAAATTGCCAATTCCAAAATAATTGGTCAGGGGTTTTGAATCCAAAAAATTGAAGCACTTCTTTTTGTGTTTGGGTAACATCTTTACCATTCCAATTTTGTCCAGTTGCAATAAATCCTGAATCAATATTTTTGACAATATTACTTTCTCCCAAAGTGGAATGTCTGTTTTCAATCCAGGTTAATCTTTCAATTAATTTTTGATAGTATCCGTTAGCTTGACCCCATCTAACACTTGCAAAAAAGACTACACAATCGCTTTCAAATAACTCTTTACTTATCTTCCACAATTCATCGTTTTTGTTATTAATACTCGCCCAACAACGATGTTCTCCACTTGGATTTTTTTCTTTGTCTTTTAAATCTGA